AGTACATCAGCTAGCGCATATGGCATAGCAACTTGGTATAATTTGTCGAGGTCTGAGGATAGCATATCATCTTGTGGAGCAAAAGTTCACGGAGACTTAGCATAATGGCAAGCGAACTTAGAGTTAACACCCTGAAAGACGGAAGCGGCAACAATAGCATTGCTCTATCTAGCGTTGCCACAGGCACTGCAAAAGTCACTATCACGTTTGATGGCGATAGTGCTACGGTAAGGAGAAGTCAAAATGTTTCTTCTTTAACTGATGATGCCACAGGTAGATTTTCAATAAATCAGACAAGTGCATTTACTGACTTACACGCTATTGTAGTCGCTGGTAATGGAGACCATGCAGTTCATAACGCAGGGGCTAATACGAATGAAGTACAAACGACCTCACAATATAAACACGTACACTGGGAAAATAATGCTGAAGTAGACTGTACTGACTTGAACAACGCGGCATTTGGAGATTTAGCATGAGTAGAGCAGCAGAGTTAGCGGCATTTGTTGGTGGCGGTATTAGTGGTTTAGGAAAAGTTCTGCAAGTTGTGCATACTCTTTATGATACTGAAGAGAGTATAACTGGACAAGCTAACACTGTTAAAGCTACTGGTTTAATTGGAACCATTACACCAACATCTTCTACAAGTAATATTTTAATTATGTATGGCATAACTATGGGTACTAGTGCCAGTGGAGCTGCTATGGGTGGTCAGCATCATACTGTGTACCATGATATAGGCCAAACAGGAAGCTACACTGCTTTGACTAGTAGATATTTTGGTTCAAGAGCTGGCGGTACTGGTCAATACACGATGCTTACTGCAGGTGGAAATCTGTTACATGACCATAATACAACGAGTGCAATAAACTACAACGTGCAGTTTCATTATACATCTAATTGGGATTTCACCATGTATGTTAATAGAGGCGGTTCAGGCAGTCCCACGGATGCGATTGATGGACAAAGTTATATTACATTAATGGAGATAGAATGATGAAACATGATGCAATACTTGCACTTAACTCATCTATCGTAAGAGTTATTACTAAAAGAGAAACAGGACAAACCATTGCTTATGACGATAAGGGCAATGAAATATCTTGGGATGCAGATGCAGTTGCAAAAAAAGAAGCAGAGTTAATTGCTGCTCTTAAACTTCAAAATTTAAGAGATGAACGTAATCGTTTAATTGCTGAGACTGATTGGTGGGATATGTCAGATACACCTGCCATGACAGATGCACAAAAGAAATACCGTCAAGACCTAAGAGATATAACTAAATCAGCCGCGTCTTTAGATGACGTAACTTGGCCTACTAAACCATAGGTACATAATCATGGAACTCTCAAGCATGATGTTCTGGAACATTATCCTGACGCTGGTGATTGCACCTGCGCTATGGATGTTTCGCAACCAAATGGCAGAAATAAAGCGCATAGATATATTACTAAATAGAACACGCGAAGACTACGCTACAAAGAATGAATTAAGAGAAGACATGAACCGTGTAATGGAAGCATTACATCGTGTCGAAGATAAACTAGATAGGGCATTAAGTAAATGATGCAGTTTAAAGCATTTAAGCCAGAAGCTATGAACAAGATTGCTAAGACTATGGGCTATTCTGGTGATATGAATAGATTCCAAGAGTTCATTGAACAAGACCCACAGCGTCAGCAGCAGATGAATATGTATACTAATGCCGCTAAGATGATGGCACGTGGCGGCGTAGTTAAGATGCAGTCAGGCGGCTTTGCTTCATTTGTAAACGCAAATGTTAAGGTTGGTAGTACTAATCCATTAGCGCAAGCACAACAAAGGGTAAAAAGCACACAAGAACGAATTGCTGAATTGCAGGCACAGATTAACGCTATTTATGCGGATATGCAGCGAAATGCTAAAAGCTATGGCTCAGACCCAACTGAACAAGAGCGTTATCAAATAAACGTCTACTCTACAACTCAAAGAAATAAGGCGGGTGCATTGGGTCAACAAATGAGAGCGTTACAAGGTTCGTTACCCTCATTACAGCAAGAACTAGAAAACACTCCCGGTTATGCAGAGGCAGAAGCCGGGGCAGCAGCACAAGAAACACTTAGTCAGCTTCAAGCGGAGATAGCGCAACAGACCGCACGAAGTCGTGAACTCGCTGGACTTATAAGTGCAACAGAATCTGGACGGCCTGTAGAAAACGCCCAGTACAAAACCGAAATGAGGAATTTACAAACGGCTATGGCCGGAAACAATGCACGGCTACAAGCAGCACAACAAGCATTAGCCCAAGCACAACAAGCATTTACCACAGCTACAGGACCGACTGTGCAAGCACCCGGAACGCCCGGTGGTGTTGGTCCGACTGGACCTACGACAGCTCCAACAGGCACAGGGGGTGCTTTAACAGGCACAGGAGTTGCTTTACCGCCATCTACACCCGGTGGCACTGCAGGAACACCTCAACAGCCAACAATGCAACAAACACAACCACCCACACCCGGTTTTGGAGGAATGCTAGGTGGTGTTCAAATTACACCCGGCGGCGGCACAGGAACACCAACTACTACAGGCAGTACACCACCTACCCCTACTAATACTGCAACGCCCGGAAACCCACAACAAATTCAAGGTTTACAAAATCAAATAGCTAGCCTTCAAAGACAAGCTCAAGGTGCTGTAGGTAATGCAGCAACACAGCTTAATAGTCAAATTGCTTCTCTACAGTCACAGTTAAGTAATTTGCAGGCTGGTACAGGCGGCACAGTGAGTGGTGGAGTTAGCGGCACAGGCACTGTGGGTGGTGTACCCGCAAGCGGCACAGCAGGCGCAACAGGCACAGCAGGTGCAACAGGCACAGCAGGTGCAACAGGCACAGCAGGTGCAACAGGCACAGCACCAACAGCAGGTATGCCACGCGGCACTGTAACAAACCCACAAGGCACACAGGCTGCTACACCAGTGTTTACTGGGCCGGGTCCGTTAACTGCAGGTCAACCCGGAGTTGGTCAGTTTAGTGTAGAGCAAATGTACAACCCCGGTTTGCCTATCGGTGGCACAACCATCGCTGCACAAACGCCAACTACAGCAGCACAAGACATAACTGCTGGCACAGGTCAATTAACAGGACAGGTGGCTGTTCCTACGGCACAGGCTGCTACAGCACAAGCACAATTACCAACCCAAACACAAGCTAATTTAATGACTGCCTCACAAGCAGCACCAGCAATAAATACAGCCGTTCAAGCAACACAAGCAGCACAAGCAAATCTTGCTGACCCCCGTGCGCAAGTTTTGGCTGCACAACAGACTACATCTTCTGTGGGCAATCTGCAGGCTGCGCAGGGTAATGCCACTCTTATAAACAATCCTGTACAAAGACAAATACAAGCAGGTGAATTAATTACAGGTACAGGTGTAGATGCTAATGCTATAGCACAAGTAACCGCACAAACACAGGCTGCTGCTGCTGCTGCTAATCCATCTGCACAGGCTTTAGTGCAGAATCAACTTGATAGCTTAATGCAACAGTTTGTAGGTGGTAACACGCCAGCATGGGCTGCAGGGGCTATACGAAGTGCTAATGCAGCTATGGCACAGCGTGGTCTAGGTGCATCGTCTTTAGCTGGGCAGGCTATTGTGCAGGCAGCTATGGAAAGTGCGCTGCCAATTGCACAAGCTGATGCAGAAATAATTGCACGTTTTGAAGCGCAAAATTTATCTAACAGACAGCAGGCAGCAATGTTAGCTGCAGAACAACGTGCTAAGTTTGTAGGTCAAGAGTTTGACCAAGCATTTCAAATGCGTGTGCAAAATGCTTCTCGTGTGTCTGACATAGCTAATCAAAACTTTACTGCAGAGCAACAGGTTCAATTAGAAAATAGTCGTGTAGCAAACACAATGAACCTAAATAATTTATCTAATAATCAGGCTTTGATAATGTCACAAGCTGCAGCTTTAGCGCAGTTAGACACATCTAATTTAAGTAATAGACAGCAGGCTGCTGTGCAAAATGCACAAAACTTTTTACAGACTGACATGGCTAATTTATCTAACCGCCAGCAAACAGACTTATTTAAAGCACAACAGCGTGTGCAGTCATTGTTTACAGACCAAGCTGCTGAAAATGCAGCAAGACAGTTTAATGCATCTAGTCAAAATCAAGTTGACCAGTTCTTTGAAAACTTAGCTACTCAAACATCACAGTTTAATGCAACACAAGCTAATGCACAAACTCAATTTAATGCAGGTCAAGAAAACACAGTGGAAAGATTTAACGCAGAACTAAACAATCAACGTGACCAGTTTAACGCACAAAATCAAATGGTCATTGCACAGTCTAACGCACAATGGCGTAGGCAGATTGCCACAGCAGATACAGCAGCTATTAATCGTGCCAATGAATTAAACGCTAATGCTGTATTAGATATTAGCCGCGAAGCGTACGATAATTTATGGCAATATTATGCCGATACTATGGAATGGGCTTGGACCTCTGCAGAAAACGGCTTGGACAGAAACAATAGACTAGCTGTAGCTAACATAGATGCAGCCACTAGAGCCGCTGTAGCAAAAGAAAACTCTTCATCTGCCATGGGGACTGCTGTGGGTGGATTGATTGGCACACTTGGTAGTGCATGGATTGAAGGTAGTTTTACTAAAGGGCTAGGTATATAACAATGTCGCAAGAAGATTTATTTAAAGCTGACCATATTAAAGCTGCTTACGCAGACTTTTTGCGTGGTGCAAGGAATGTTTCTGCAGAAGAAAAGCCAGCAGAAACTTCTGGTTTACTAACACCACGAAAGATGATGGATAAGAAAGAAAAAGACAAGAAAGAACCTGCTGATATTGCTTTAGAGGCTTTTAAAATAGTACAAGAAAAAAGAAAAAATGTACAGAATAAAAAACGACCTAGTGTTACGGATGCTATAAATAATCCTAATGTTACGGTTAGAACAAAAGGTGGTACGGCTATAAGTAAAGAAATGAAAAAAGATTTGTTTAAACAAATAGGATTAGTGAAAGAAGCGTAGTAAATGGAAACATCTCCTGAATTTGATGCACCTATTCCCGGCATGTCACTAACTCACGAGTTGGGTGCTAGGCCGTGGCAGTCACCACCACAGTTTCCTACTGTAGAGGGTGCTGTTGAATATTACATAGAGCGTATGACAACAGAAGAATTTAAAAGTCAACTGTTTGATGTTCTTGAAATGGGTGTTAGCGTTATAGCGTTAGTAAACACAATACAACTTGCTAGTGTTATGGATGGTGTGCATACGGTTGACGTAGGCATACTTGTGTCTCCAATACTCATGGAGTTTATTATGTTGTTAGCAGATAAAGCTGGTATTAAATACACTACAGGTTTAGAAGATACAACTAAAGAACCAAGAAAAACATTAGTGTTAAAGTCAATTAATAAGTTTAGAGAAGAAACAGATGAATCAGCAGAAGAAGAAGACAGAGATACTGAAACTGTTACTGCCGATATTCCAGAAGAGAAGCCAGCAATGCCGACTGGATTAATGGCTAGGAGACAATAACATGTTTAGTGGTAATTTTGCAAAGGGTTTTATTACAGGTTTAGCTGAATCTGTTGACCGTGAAATTCAAAAAGATATGGCTGAAACATCAGAAAATATTAGAAGAATTTCTGATATACAGGTAGAGCGTGGTATACTAGATGCTAAAGAGGCAAAGGCTAAAGAAAAAGAATTAACAAAAGAAATGAAAAAAATGCAGGGTGAATTAGAAGGAAGTGCAGATGCTGTACAATATTTAATTGATAGATTTGGATATGAAAAAGCCAAAGAATACTCATCAATTTTAGCTGCACAACAGACAACTCTTGGATTAAGTCCACTGGACCAGATAGGTTTAGCGCAAAGAAATGGTAATAGTGTAACTATAGAACAACTTGTTAAGTTTAATAACCCTGTAACCAGAACACCAATACCTAAAATAAAGGGTGGTGTAGCTGTTGGTTTTGGCAATCTTTTTGGTGGCGATGAAGCTGCTATAAATAGACTTAACAAAATGACAGAAAATGAATTAGAGGCTTACAATGCAAGTCTTCCTGATGAAGATGAGGCTTTAGCTACCATGCCACCTGCGTTAAAAGGCAAATTAAAACCATATATGCTAGGTAGACTAGCTGACCCCGGCGATGAATCAAAAAGACTTAGTAGGATAGCCATGTCGTTAAAAGCAAAGGGTAATGAAGCGGAAGCTAAAGAATTAAAATTAGAAGCTGATGCGTTGTACTTACTAGATAACGTAGGAACAACGGGTAAGTTAACTCCTAGTAATGTAAATTCTATGACAAAATTATTAGATGGTGCATTAGCATCCCGAAATGGACTAAAAACTATTGAGACGGATGAAGGTTTTGTAATTGACCCTGCTATAGATGATGCTAATAGAGAAGAATATTTTAAAGTGTCTGGAAAGATAGCATCTGTTCTAACTAAATATGTGCTATCCAATGGAACAAACAGTTATGCAGAGGGACTAAAAATAGTAAAGACTGCCATTGCAGATAACCATGACATAAATTATGTCATACCATCAGAAGGTGGTAGAGGACAAATTGCTGTAAACAAAGATAAAAAATTATTTGTAAAAGCAGGAGGAAGCCCAGAGTTAAGTAACATAGATAGCGGTGCAGCAGATGCTGCATCTCAAGCATCTTCTTCAGCGATAGACACGGCTACTATTTCAATAGAGGAACAGATACGTTCTACACAACCGGGTAGCGTAGAGGCTGATGAATTAATTGCCAAAGCAAAAAGAAGTAATCCTAACTTTATTCCACCAGCAGGATATTAATAATGTCTGAGTTTAATCATTATGACATAGAAGAGGGAGCAGATTTAAATAAAGATTCCTTAATAGGAAATGTAAACTTTATTGACGATGCTTCTAGTTTTTTAATTAGACGGAGTGGATACAAGCCAGACGAACTCGATACAAACGAAAAAGTATATGATGCTTACATGGAGCATTTTCGTTCTCAGAATGTGAATGAAGTCACTGCCCTAAAGGACATGGCTTATGCACAGGAAGCAGACGAAGATGCTCGTTTGCGTATGGGAAGACTTATGGATACGTTTGACCGAATGGATAGTGACTTTGGTTGGACAGCAATTGGTGACTACCTTGAAGGTGTTGTTACAGCACCATCCACATACGCAGGTATTTTTACAGGTGGTGCAGCTAAAGCAGGACAGCTTGCCGCACAACAGGGTTTAAAATTTGGAATACGAGAAGCCATAAAACGTGGTGGCATACGCTCTGCTGCACGTGCAGTGGCTATCGAAGCACCTGTTGCGGCAGGTACAGTCGCAGCACAAGAACAAACTCGTGTTGAAACAGGACTAAAAGATGAAATTGACATGACACAAGTGGCTGCATCAGGTGCTATAGCTACAGTCACTGGTGGTTTACTTGGGTTAGGCACAGGCACTCATGCTGCTTTACGGTCTGCTCAAGCAGAAGAAATAGTAAAAGCTACAACAAAAGAAGATGTAGCTATAATTGAAGCTGGACATGAACTTACTAAAAAAGTATTTAAAGGTGGTAAAACAAAAAAAGAAAAACTTGTAGCCAAGACTGCAGAAAAAATGCAGAAGGCCATAACCGCAGATAAAAAATCGTTATCAGAAACAATACCAGAAGAACTTGCTTTGGGTAAACAGCTAAAAGAAAAACTAGCAGATGACGCAGATATGCTGCCCGGTTTAGATGAGCAGCTTATACAAAACATTTCTGCTGCAAGTGCAAAGATATATCATTTAATTCCACCCAGATATGCTGAAGATGGAGCAGAGAGACTTGTTGCGGGTAGTGCTGAAGATTTACAAGAAAGATTTACTTCACGTGTATCCCGTGCAGTTAGAGAAGGTATCATTGATAAGGACCAGCTTAAATCTATACTAGATGACCACGGTGTAACCTCTCAACAGCTAGGAACTGTAATGGCTGCAGACGGGGCCGCTTTAATTGCAGAAGAAGTCAGCAGGGCAGGTAGACTTCTTCGTGGGCAAAGAACAGCAAAAGATATTGTACAAAAATTACAACTTGAACTTAACGAAATTGATGATGCTCTTCTTGATATGGGTGACTTTACAAGTAAAGGTTACAGACGTTTACAAGAAAGTATTAAAGAGCATAATATAAGAGATGTATCTTTAGGCTTTAAAAATTTAAACAAGGCACGTGTTGGTTTAATGACTGTGCAAGCAGCAACCACTGTTCGTAACACAACAAATGGATATATGCGTAACTTTGTATATGCTTTAGATAATTTAGGAACTGGTGCTGTAAACTATGCAAAAGGAAACTTTAATAAACTAAGAACAATATCAGATGCTAAGTTAGCACAAGACGCAAGCAGAGATGTTCGATTAGGAAAAGCGCAGTTAAGAACTGGCATTGATTCTCTTTTATTTAAAGACCTAATATTAGGTATGAATAGCGCAACCACGGTTGCTCTTACTCGCCTTATGGCAGATGATAAATTTGGTGCTACTGGTATTACTAGACAGTTGTTTAGAGATATGGGTGATGTAGGTAATATCACTGGCACAGAAAAGGGTATAATAGGCATAGCCAGAAAGTTAAATCATTTTAATACCCTGTCAGATAATATGTTTAAACGTGCCATATTTGCTAGAGAATTAGATAAGCAAATATTTGCAGCATCTGACGGAAAACGTACTTTAAAAAGTGTGTTGGCTGATGGGGACTTTGCACAAATAGCAGCAAAGACAGACAGCATGGCTGATGCTATGGAAAAAGCACTGGACTTTACTTATCAAACAGGTAAGTTTAGAGGCAAAGACGGTGTGTTTAACGCTGGTGCTGACATGCTTATTAAGTTTGGTCAAAGCACAGGCGGTTCATTAGCCATACCATTCCCACGTTACATGGTTAATCAATTTAGATTTATGTATGAACATGCGCCTGTGTTTGGTATGTTTGATTTAGGTGGCGTATTAAATAAATCTAGTTATGCTGACAGAGCAGGTAAACAACTTACTGGACTAGCTATGCTGGGTACATTTGCTGCTTTACGTAATACATTTGGAGATGAAAACACTGGGCCGTATGAATACTTAGACCCCACGACTCGTGGTTCATTTGACATGAGAGCATCCTTTGGTCCGTTCTCTGCCTATGCAATGTTTGCAGATTATATGTATAGGAATAACTTTGGCAACTGGCATGACAACGACAGAGTAGCTTCTGACTTACCCTATTCACCAAAAGAATTTTGGAATGCAGTAACAGGTGGTCAGGGTAGAGCAGGTACACAGCTAGACATGATAGATGCTACCACGGATGTAATAATAAATGGTATAGATGGTGGCTTGAGTGAGGATGAAATATGGCAAGCCGCAGCCAGAACATTGGGTAATTATTTTAATACTTACACTGTAGGTGCAGGAGTTTTAAAAGACGTAGTTACATCTCTTGACCCAGAATTTAGACAGCTACCAAGCAACGATGATGTAGAACTTATACCATACATGTTAAAGCAAGCAACTAAATCATTCCCACAAACAATAGGAGATGATGCACAGGGTATTTTTGGTTATAAAGGATTAGGGCCAACTAGAGACCGCCTTGAATCACCAACTCGTGTGGGTGGACTACGTTCTATAAACGCATTTATTAAGCAGATAACAGGATTGACACCTCGTGGTGAAAAGAAACCGTGGGAAAAAGAGTTTGATAGACTAAATTTAGAATACTACGAACTAAGTCCACAAAGAATTAAATTAGATGCACCATTAACAAATCAAATGCGGGGCATGATGGGACTTGCTATGGAACGTGATGTGTCCAGATATGTTTTAGGTAAAGCCTATAATGATATTAAAAGTGATAAAGTAAAGCGGCAAAAGTTAAAAGCGTATATCAATAAAAAACGAACCGCCGTACGTAATTTAGTTTTGGATAAGCAACGGCTAGACCACGGTTTAAGTGAGGAAGAGCAAAACAGGAGAGATAAAGTTACGTACTTAAATAAAGTCCCCAAAAGAAACAGAGTTTTAATTGAGGAGACTTATAAATACGAAAATGATGGACGCACAATAGCAGAGGATGATGCATGGGAATATGCATTAACACAAGCTAAAAGACTAAAAGATGGTGGAATAGATTAAGCAGGAAACGGTGCATACCTAACGATTGTCACCATCACCCTGTAAACGATTCCTAGCTTTCCTGTCTGCCAGTTTGTCCAAGTTGTCTTCCATGATTCTACCAAGGTTCATGTCCACTTCTTTAGCAAGCATGGCGCAATACCACATAACATCTCCAATCTCGTGACCAATGGCATTTAGTTTAGCGTGATGCTCTTCTCTGTCTGCACCATCACGTATTAGCTTCTTTGCTTTGTTAGCAATCTCACCAGCCTCACCAGCCAATCCCAATGTTAGATATTCTAGTGCTTTATCATCTGGGTATATTGCCGTTTCTCCAGCCCGTCTTTGGTACTCCGTTGCTGTAATATTACTCATATACCTCTCCTTCATCCACTGTTCAGCCTCTTCCTTTAACCCCATTGTACTTACCCTTATCTAGATTCTCATAATAGGCATCGTTCCAACCACGCTGCCACTCACGATACTGCATGGTGTTAGGGTCAAGGTTAGGACGGTTCTCTTGATACATTTGTCTACCGTTCTTAGTGACCAGTCTACCACCACGCTTAAACGCATCATAGCCCCACTGGTATTGTATACGCAGTGGAGCATCATACTTTGTTAGGCCGTTACGCCGCATTCTTAGTCTCCTTAAATGCTTTGATTACGTCAGAGGAAAACAACTTCTGTAGATTCAACAAATACATTCTTGCTGCATTGTGGTCTCCACCAGAAACACTACGCTTGCTATCCAGATTAGAAATGATACGCTTTAACGACTTCGTATCAAACACAATAGTC